GCATCCACCCATAATGGTAATGCCTTATAATACATTCTTTTGATTGAATACATTTACCTAGTTGCATGGCTATTTCAGTAGCTTCATTATCACAATAAAAAGATTTATACTCAGGGTAATAAATGTAATTAAATCGTTTGTAATATTCTTTGCCTACAATTTCCATAGTGTTTATCCTATCTTGCCACCCATCATTAAACCACAAACTAGCGTCTAAATCTGTAGGCATAGCATCTTTGATAATACTATCCCACCCTTTGCGTTCAGCTAGTTGGTCGTCTGAAATATTAACTAATATATCCCAATTAGAATGATAGTCATTAACATCCCTATTAATAGCATCTATTTTGTTTTTTGATTCACCAAATACAATTGTCGGTGTGTATATCCTATTGCGAATAGATTTAACAAATTCAGAGGTGTTACAAGTAATGTCATTAGTATCAAAGCTAAATAACCACTTTAATTCATTTGGATTATTGGCTAACTTAATATAACTATCAATAGCCTTTAATAATTCCGCTGGTCGACCTCGACTAGTTACTTTGCACAATATTGTCATTCAAAGCATTTAAAGTTTTTGTATAATCGTTTACAATACGTGTTTTTTCCTCATCTGTAAATTTATCAGATTGGTTTACATTCTCAATCGTGTAAGTTAAATAAGTAATTACAGATGCTTTTGCTAGGGGTGGAATAATACCCATTTCTTCAGCAAATCTTTTTACTAATTTGTTTGCTCGTCTTTTATAATTCATATTGCAAATATATACTTTTTACTAAAATAGTGTACATATAAATATGATTTTAATAAATAAAGGCACAAGTAATACAGTCATTTTAACCTTATCGGAAAAAACAACTATTACCAATCCTTACTATTTATTTGTGTTTACCTCGGACGAAAAAAATACAGTAAAAAAATTAATACCTACAGATATAAGCATCAACAAATTAAGATACAACGAATTTGTAATTGTTGAGCCTAGCCATGTAAGTTTAACTGCTGGGACTTGGAAATATGAAATATATGAACAAGCTAGTAGTACTAATAAAGATACAACTGGCTTAAACCTTGTTGAAAATGGAAGAGTTGATGTAGTAGGTAGCTCAACCGATGTACCACAATTTGATTATAATAAACCTAACATAAAGGTATTCAATGGCTAAATTTGAAATAATAGACCCTGAAAACAAAATTGCTTATTTAACATTCGGTGAATATAAAGCACCTGTAATGGAAAAAGATAGGGTAAAAGGCTTTGTAAAATTCGGAAAGTTAAATGATTTTCCTAATGAGTTAATACGTTATTTTAACGAACACCCTGAGCATAACGCTATTGTTGGAGCAAAGTCTAGATACTTATATGGCGAAGGCTTAAAACCTACAAATGAAGCCTTACAACCAGCTTTTGATTTATTTGCTAATAAGATAAATAGATTTGAAACATTTGACGAATTTGGTAAAAAAATATCCTTAGACTGTGAATTGTTTAACAGCTTTTATGTTCAAATTGTAACTAACTTACAAGGTGTGCCAATAGAGTACTTTCATTTAAATTACGCTAACTGTAGGTTAAATGAAGATAGTTCAATACTATATTATTGTAATGATTTTTCAGACCGCAAAGCCGAAGTAACGGAATATAAAAGATATGAAGTTGGTAACGAAGCTGGCACATACTTTTTAAAGTTTGAGTATTATCAACCGAAGTACAATAACAGAATGCCTTATGTATTGCCTGAGTACAAAGGTGCTTTAAAAGAAATTAAATCTGATATTGATGTAAGTACTTTTAACAGTAACTATGTTATGAAAGGCTTTAGTGCTGGTACTTTAGTTACTTTCTTTAATGGTGAGCCAACACCTGAGAATAAAAGAATAATCAAAGATAAGTTAACAAGCTCCTTAACTGGTGTTGAAAATGCTGGTGAGGTTGTAATTAATTATGCCGACAAAGACGGACAGGCTGCTCAAATTAGTGCTTTAAATGTAGATGACTTAGATAAAAAATTTGAGTTTATTTCTAAGAGGTATCAACAAAAAATAATAGTAGGACATAACATAACTAATCCTGAGTTATTTGGAATTAAACAAGAGGGACAATTAGGTACACGTGTATCGTTAAATGATAGCTACGAACTATTTTTAAATACATATACTAAGCCACGTCAAAAAGAATTATCTAATTTTATTGAATATTTATTTGAACTTAAAACAGGGCAAACAATAGATTTAGAATTTGAAACATTAAAACCAATAGGTTTAGACTTATCTAATGATGCTGATTTAACTCAGGATGAACGTAGAGAATTAAAAGGTTATAGTCCATTAACAGCTCCAAAAGTGGACACGAACGGACAACCTGTTCAAGTTGAAGCATCTGAAAGTAACGATGCTTTACGTGGATTAAGTGCAAGTGAAAATGCAGACTTATACAGAATTATACGTGATTATAATAAGGGTAAATTGCCAGAAGCGTTGGCAATAACTAGAGTAAAAGCGTATGGTATTGATACCAATGCTGCAAAAGAAATATTAGGAATTGAAGTTGAGCAACCTCAACAATTAAGTAAACAATATAGTGAAGCTGAAATACTAGCTAAGTTTAAAGAATTGGCTGAAGATGATTTTGAATGCGAAGTATTATTTGAGGAAGATGTACATATACACGATAGCAATGACGCTGTTAGATATGAATTAAAAGCAGCTAAAATGGCTTTTGAAACTATCATAACAGTTAGTGATTTAGATAGTGCTGTTTTAAATGCTATTAAAGGCAACCCAACTTTGACGATTGAAAATTTAATGAAACAATTAAATCAAAACTATTTAGACATCGTTCAATCCTTACAACGTATTAAAACAAGAGGGTTGCTAGTTGAAACAGCAAGTGGTTATGTGCCAAATGAAAAAGCTTTAGAAAAGGAAACAGAGCCAGTTAGTGAAACAGAAATTAGAACACTTTACAAATATAAGTTAGCAGAAGGAATGCCAACTAAAAATAAAAAAACTGGAAAACCTATTAAACCTAGAGAATTTTGCGCTGACTTATTAGAGGTAACAAAGACTAAGCATTATACTTTTGAAAAAATAGATAGCTTAAAAAACGAATTTGGTTTCAACGCATGGTCATACCGCGGTGGCTTCTATACTAACGGTAATACAGGCGAAACAACTCCGTATTGCAGACATATCTGGAGTGCAAAAACAGTTAAAGTAATTAAGAAAAAATGACAGAGGACGTTTTATTTATAAGTCAAGATTATCTAAAAGATAATTCAGTAATAAATGATAATGCTGATTTTGAATTAATCAGACCAACAATTATCATGTGTCAAGATATTTACTTACAACAAGCTGTAGGTACTCCGTTGTATGAAGATTTAAAACTTGCAATAGTTAATTACAACGCTTCGCCTAGCACACCAATAACAACTGCATACAGTAATTTAATTACTTATAAGATACAAAAAATGTTATTATGGTACGTGCAAATGGAAGCCTTACCATTATTAAAATTCCGTTTTGAGAATAAAGGTATCATGGTTAAGTCAAGTGAAAATTCACAGGCTATTGATACAAATGATTTAAAGTATTTAATGGATAGATGTCGTATTAAAGCTGAACATTACTCAGAGCTTTTGATTAAATACTTAATTGATAATAGTAGCACTTATCCAAAGTATTTAGAATGTTCATGCGATGGGTTAAATGGTACTGATAGCGCATACACTACAGGCATTTATTTACCGGATGATTTTAATGATTTAGATTGGGAACAAAAGAAGTATATTAATATGATACGCAAAAGCCATTCAGCATGAAAAAACTAGACAAAGAAAAACAAATGCTTGAAAAATTAAAAAAGTTAAATCCAATTTATGCTAACATTAAACCAAACAATAGAGATACTAAAAAACTTTACTTCAAAACACAAAGCACTAAATAGCTTTTATTTTGGAGATAAGTGGGAGGTTGGAGCATCGGAAAACATCCAATATCCTTTGCTTTGGTGTTCATTGCAAAATGTAGCAATGACTGATAATGTAGTTGAACGTAGATTTCTTATTGACATTAGTGACAAAGTAAATTTAGACGAAAGCAACGAAAATCACGTTTTAAGTGATTGTGAGCAAATAGCTTTTGACTTATTGAACTACTTAGAACAAATTTCAGATAATGAAAATATAGGTTTAAGAATAAGCAGAAACACTCAGTTAACTGATTATACAGAGGATAGAGATGACATGGTTAGTGGTTTCTTTTTTGAAATAACATTAAGTTCTCATATAGCTGGATTTAGTTGTGATTTACCTATCAATAGCGGAAACATATTTGATGGCAATTACATTTATGTAGGAGGGCAAACAAGTGGCGGAACTACAGCGTTTGTAGTTGAGATTAAAGACCAGAACGGAAACACTTTACAAACATTTACAACAAGCGGAACTTATACTGTAGAGGTGTTACAAGAAATCATTGATACAATAACAGGCAATTCATCAACAATTATAGACCCAATTAATTAATGGCAAACGTAGATATAAGATTAGGATATAAAGATAGTGCGTGGTTTACAGCCAATGCAACACTTGTTTTGAAACAAGGGCAACAAGTACATTTATTACAAACAGGGCAATATAAATTAGGTGATGGAGTTACACAATTAAGTGCTTTAAATTTTTTAGGCGGTGGGGGAACTCAGGATTTACAAAATGTAACTGATAATGGTAACGTTACAACAAATGCTATTACAGTTGATGCTTTGGCTTTTGATTTAACACCAACAAACGCACCTAGTCAAGGGCAAATCGCTTATAATGGACAAACAGGAGCTTTAGCTTATCTATTGAACAATAGCAATGTAATGTCAAACATAGGGCAAACATTACACGCTTATGTACACAATGCGGATAGTGTAACTATATTAAAAGGGCAACCAGTTTATTTGTTTTCAGCAAGTGGTAATAAAGCATCTGTTAAGTTAGCATATAATACAAGCGATGCAACATCTGCAAAGACATTAGGATTAGCAGCTGAAAATATAAACGCTGGCAATAATGGAATGATTACTTGTCAAGGTGTTTTGGATGGATTAAATACAGGTTCTTATAACGCTGGTGATTCGCTTTATTTAGGAGCAACTGCGGGAACGTTAACAAGCTCTAAACCATACGCTCCTAATCATGTAGTATCTATTGGGATTGTTGAAAAAGCAAACAACGGAGCTGGACAAATATATGTGCGTATTCAAAATGGTTTTGAATTAGATGAAATACATAATGTTGATTTGATTAGTGTTGCACCTGTTAATAATGATGTGTTAACCTATGAAAGCTCAACTTCGTTATGGAAAAATAAAACAGTTGCAACTGCATTAGGTTTCACACCTGAAAATATAAATAATAAGTCAAGCTCTTATACATCAAGCTCAACAACTACATACGCTAATACAAAAGCATTAGTTGATGGGTTAGCAACTAAAGAAAATACATTAGGTTTCACACCTGAAAATGTAGCTAACAAAACAGATTTAATGACAGGCAACACATCCTCGTCAACAAAATATTTAAGTGCTAAGGGTGTATATGACTGGGTTACTGGTTTAGGTTACTTACTAGCTAGTACAGCGTCAAGTACTTATCAAACTTTATCTAATTTAGTTACTTCATTTGGAGTTACACCAAGCGATAGTAAATATCCAAGTGAAAAACTAGTTAAAGATAGTTTAGATGCTAAAGTTACTTCTAATACTGCAATAACTGGAGCTACAAAAACTAAAATAACTTATGATAGTAAAGGGTTAGTAACAAGTGGAACAGATGCTACAACTTCGGACATTTCTGATAGTACAAATAAAAGATATGTAACAGACGCTCAGTTAGTAGTTATCGGAAATACTAGTGGAACTAATACAGGTAACGAAACAACAAGTACAATAGGTACTTTAGTAAATGGTTCAAGTACTGCTACTCCAAATGATACGGATTTAGTTGCAACTGTAGAAAGTTCTGTTTTGAAAAAAATAACTTGGACTAATGTTAAATCATTTTTAAAAACATATTTTGATACTATTTATCAAGCTGCTGGTAGTTACTTAACAAGTGCTAATATTACTCAAGTAATAACAAATGGCGTAACTGATAAAGCACCTAGTGAAGATGCTGTATTTGATGCTTTGGCATTGAAAAAAGATACGTTTGGATTATTGTGTTTTGCTGGTGTATTATCACCTGCCGATAATACAACATATTATTTTAATAGCACAATAACACCAACAACAGCCGCATCTTCACATCAAATGTCTTTTGGTTTTAATTGTGTTATTAAATCAGCTATTGTTTATTTTGCAGTAAATACAACATCTGGAAGCACAGAAAATAATACAGTAAATTTTAGAAATATAACTACTTCAACTTCCTACTCAATTACTGTTGGCGCTGGTGGTGCTACTGGTGCGGGCGCAAATACTTTTGGAATAAATGGAAATAATTCCTCTTTTTCAACAATAACTTCTACTGGCGGCGGTGGCGGTGCTGCATATACAAACGGGTCTCCACAAAGTGGTAGTTCTGGTGGTTCTGGCGGCGGTGGCGCATCTGGAAATACTTCAGCAGGTGCAGGCGGTGCAGGAAACACGCCATCAACATCGCCATCGCAGGGAAATAGTGGTGGGACTTCTTATATAAACCCCAATACTTGGGGGACGGGCGGTGGCGGTGGTGGG